GTGAACGAGGCAGTAGTGGGAGTTGAGGACGAGGTTCGTGTCCTTTCCCAGTTGGGAAACGCTAGCGCGTGGAGTCAACAATCACTCGATGGGGGTAACCAACAGGAACTCTACCAGCTTATGGCTGTTGGAAGGAATGTTCAGGGATCCATCGATATTGATGATGATACGTGTTTTCCACGTTTTCAGAGGTGCATTGCAGCATGGTTTGGCCACCATGCTAGCACCCCTACCAGAGTTGTCGACGCTCTGGTCACCGTAACCAACGTCTTAACCGATGATGTACCTGATGAGGTCATGGTATCTTCTGCAGAAACTTTTGTGACTGCTAAAGACTCCATGTCGTTGAAATCAGGTGCGTCAGTATGCAGTGAGTCCAAAGGTGTTACTAGCCAAGTCGACAGAAATAGTAGAGTTGCAACTCCATTCTCGCAACGAAATCGCGCTGGCAGAAAAGCGCAGGTTACTGTTACCACACAGGAGCCACTACAAGGCAATGCATTTACCCGGGCTGTGGTAAATGCAGTTCTTCCATCATCCGAACCGCTTATTGATGGAGCCGTTAAAGCGATCATTGATGGGGATATGGTCGTTGAAACAATTGTAGATTCTAGTGGAGTTACTCAACCGGTGAGTAGCGGTTCTGATCAATGCGTTAAGATACAACCTCGTGGTAAGAGGAGGCGCAAACCGATTAGAATTCCAGTATTAGCTGGAGAGGTGTCTGCGATGTTACGCTTGAGACACGGTTACTTGCATAAGAATGCTGAAAATTCTATGCTCGTCCGTCAAGATGCGTCTCGCCGTGTGCAGGCTCTGAGGAAAGATAAAGATCCATTATTCGTTAATCTGAGAGATAGTGACCTACTATTAGTAGTAGAGTACTCGAGTAGAATGTACTGGATCCCAAGTTCCGATGAATTGGACATGATTTCGGTCATGGATAATAATCCAATACTTCAACAGCGCAGCAACCAGTGGTCCAAATTTACAGGATCCACTAGTTGCGGCAACTAGGGAGGCTTGGGGCTTCTACGTGGATCTACTACCAAATCAACAGTTAAGGAAGAGACAGTCGTACGTCACCTTAACTGTGGTAATGGAAATCAATTCCACATTAGAAGAACCAGGCAGGCAGAGAGACAGAAGGTCTCTAGGACTTATTACAGAGTACGAAAGAGTAATGGTCCCGATTGGGATATTCCCAACAATGACATTGATTCAGTGTCACATGCAGTACTAGAAAGAGTATTTTTCGTGAAAGATGCCTCAGGAGTGTTTAAAACCGCTCCGAAGCCTTGGGATACAGAGATGTATCCTGGGGTGGAAAGTGAGAAGGTTCGCGTTAAGATGGCTCGAGAGTATGTGACAATAACAACGTCCACCTTCCGCAGTAAGATGAAAGAACTTGCTAACTTAGTAGGCAAAGCTAGCCCAATCACCGACGACGAGTTCGTTGCGTGTTATGGTGGAGCTAAGCAGAAATGTTACCAGGCTGCGGTCGACTCGCTAAAAGAGCAACCTTTAGCTGAGCGGGATTGTTATGTGAAGACCTTTACGAAGGCAGAGTACAGAAAGCCGGGCGGCGCGCCTAGGTGTATTCAGCCTCGATCACCCCGATACAATGTCAAGTTGGGTAGATATCTAAAGAAGATAGAACATACTATATTTAATGCTATAGACGAAATATTCGACTCCACTGGTGAACATAAAACTGTCGCCAAAGGACTTAATATGGTAGAGAGGGGAGAGGTGATCGCAGAAATGTGGAACACTTTCAATGATCCGATTGCTATAGGAGTTGATGCATCAAGATTTGATCAACACATTAACCGCTTGCTTTTAGAATTAGAGCAGGAAATAATGTTAATGTGGAGTGAAGGAGAGGGATCACCAGGCGATGATTTACCACCATTAAAATGGCTGTTGAGTAAACAGTTAGTTAATAAGGGTAGATATACTGGTCCCGATGGCTCCATCAAATATGAAGTGCAGGGAGCTAGAATGTCAGGTGATATGAATACCAGCCTAGGAAATGTAATAGTCATGTGCTCGCTAATGTACAGTTTCTTTGAACATTGCGGCCTGTTGGGCTTGGTAAAATTATTTAACGATGGTGATGATTGTGTCATAATTCTCGAGAGAAAGAATAAAGACAAGTTCGTCAACGACCTTCAAGGTTGGTTTAGACGCGCAGGGATAACAATGGAGTTTGACGGGATATATACAACACTCGAAGAGGTGGAGTTCTGTCAATCACGCCCAGTACATACAGCAAGAGGATGGACCCTTGTACCTCGTCCATCCAAGAGGTTATATTCTGATCTAATTAGCGATAAACCGCTAGCTAGTAAGAAAGTTTTCAACCGATGGCTTGGAGCCGTCGCTGGATGCGGATTAGCCACTTGTTCTGGAGTACCAATATTTGACGCGTACTATTCCTGGATCGCACGGACAGCCGAACCGTGGATACCTAGAGAAGGGGATCATTACTACAAATACACCACACAAAGAGCTTTCGGGTTAGAGATAAAGTCGTCTCCAGTTCCGTTCAAAACGAGAATGTCTTTTTACTTCGCGTATGACATTTCACCGATTGAACAGATCGCGATGGAGAATTATTATCGCAAACTCGATTTAGTTACACATGATAGAGGGTCGTTGGAAACAACGACTTATTTAGACCCCATGCAATATTTAGTCACTCCGGAGCAAAAGCCAATTCCGGAGTAAAATAGCCTCAGAGAGGAAGACGTTGGAGAGTACGCTCGATAGCGCCCGCTAGGATTAGAAATCACTTCATTGGATGACGGACAAGCATTAGCCAATGTGTCCTTAGGCATGCTAGGAAACGCTTTGAAGTGAGTAGGAGACCTACAAGGTCAGGTTGGTGGTCCAAGTGCCTGCATAAGGGTAGAGATACCCCAGTAAGTTTGAACCACAGGGCAATAGGAGACTATGGGCTGAAGCACCCTTCCCTCTGAAAATACCGCTTTACTAACACAAACAATAATAATATGCGCAGTGTTCAGCGCCAAAGAACACAACAACGGAATAATAATTCCAACAAGGTCGGCAAAGCGCCGTCAGTCACCGGATCCAATGACGGGATCCGAGTCAAACATACAGAATTTCTAAGTGGACTCAACCGTAAAATGGCTGGGTACATTATAGATGGCGTTCGTAAGGAGTCACGCGTCATACGATTTGGGCTTAACCCTGGAGATGGTCAAACATTTCCTTGGTTATCGCAAGTCGCTCCAAACTATGAATATTATACAATTAATAGGATTAAGTTTACTTACGAACCCACAGTCTCCCAGTTCATCTCGGGAGCGTTCTGTATTTCACCGGAATTCGATCCTCGTGACGATTCCATGATTACAAATGAAACATTAGCCACCTACTTGAATAGGAGGTATGCTGTTAAAACGCAAGTCGCAAAGACTGTATCAACACAATTTGATCTTGGTTATAAAGGTAAGATGTATGTGCGAGCTACTCATAAAGCTTCGCATGATCATGCCAGTCTAAGACATTATGATGCAGGTCATGTTGATTGCTTTTTATATAATGTATTATCTACCGATCCTGAGGATTATGGTGAGATTAAAGTTGAGTATGATATCTCCTTGTCTACACCAAATCTTAGTTTCTCAAATGCCAAATCACATCATTCTAAAGTTGCCAACGTCACTACGGGGACGGTGGCTGTACACGGATGTCCGTTTGATTCTGAGATAACTAGTAGTTCTGTACCCACCTATCATGGTGACGGAACACTCGGGATAACTTCTTCGTACAGAGGTACGTCAGCCGGTATTACTGCGCTGGCTACTGGAGATGCTTGTAGAGCTAATCGTTTACATTTTGAGGAACCATTTCAAGGAACCCTCACCCTGCATACCGACACCATGGGTGGAGGTATTGCGACACCACCGAAACTATTTCTAGATGATGAAATAGTTATACCCGGTACATTACCTCGTGCTGAATGGGACTTGGTAAAAGCTGCTGGGGATATTGCCAATGGTGTTCTCGTTGTCTATAATGTTATCGCGAAAGCTGGTGATGTTATGGACATGGTCTGGGACACTCTTGGTGTAGCGGATGTCACTGGGTATACTGAAATGATCTTGACTGATATGGCATCGAACGTGTTGCCACTCTTGATAGCTTAATGAAAAATAAACTGACCAATAATGTCATTAAACTGCAAACTGTTAGTGAAATGTATATAGTACCATCAGGTTAGATGGGCCGCTGCCGCGGTTAGTATGTAGAAATCACGTAGATATAAATATATAAAGTGAAGGCCACCAGCTCCATGCTGATAAAACCTTGCGCTAATTAACTAGAATCATGCTCCCACTATCACACGGGGGTAATATAGCAAAGAGTAAGACGTAACCATGGTGTTGCCAGTAAAATGGAACATCAATGGAACGCAGAAGAAATGGCTATGCTGATTTGAAGTTGTTAGTTCTCGGGCTAGAAATAGATCATGTAAAGAAACGTGTCTCTCAAACATGCTGGATCACAATATATATTATATAGATACACTTTAGGTGTCGGTTCTGATTAAAATCGATTTCCAAGCTGTTGTTAGCGTAGAGATGGAAGTTCTCAAGACGATCTCGTTCTGGAAGATCGCAGTCCCTCCATTGGGATTATCGTGGTTTATCAGCCACTTATGGTAATTATTTCCGC